TTAAGAAAAGAACAAGAAAATCGTAAACAAGATTATGATGAATATAAAAATAAAATATTGTGGAAGTGTTTGCATGAATGGGATAATGTATTACCAATAGTATTTCGTAATCACAGTCATCAAACTACAATGATGAAGAATACAATTAATTTAATTCAAACTTCTTTGCTTCTTTATGTAGAAGGAGATGCGCCACTTACAGAAGATTTTATAGATTGGCAAACTTGTTTAGACATGTTTGAATATGAAAAAGCAAATACAATTAGGTTTCACTTTGAATCAAGAATACCAAACGAACATAAACACTTAATGTTTGGATTAGAAAATGGTTTTATGAAAACTTCTCAATGGAGTCAAAGACCTCATTTATCTAGTGTCTCATACTACAGAAATATAGTTTTACCAAATTCTTGGGATAATAATTTTATTGAAGATGGTTTTCATGGCAAGGTTGTTGAAGATTGTAAAATTTACAAAGATTTTGGTTGGGATACACACAAACTTTGGATATATCATCCACAAGGATCAATAAAAAGATCATATCATTTAGATGGTCGTGAAGGTACTAGAAAGTTTACTTCAGACGATTTAGCCTGGGGATTTAAAGAATGAGACTTGGTATCATAGCAAGATCAGACAATACTGGACTTGGAAATCAAACAAGAGAATTGGTAAAGATGTTAAATCCAGAAAAAATTCTTTTGATTGATTCATCATTTTTTAATAAAAATATACAGCATCCTAACTGGTACGATAATTATAACTATGAAACAACAAGATTGGGATTTCCTAAACGTGGTGAAATATTAAAATTTCTACAAAATTTAGATGTTGTACTATCCTGCGAAACATTTTATTCTTCTATGTTTGTTGATTTGGCAAGAGATAACAGGGTTAAAACTGTTCTTCAATACAACTATGAATTCTTAGTCAATGTACAAAATCCAGAAGATTCTTTGCCAGATGTGTTTATTGCACCAAGCCTTTGGAAATTTGATAGGATGCAAGAACTTTTTTCAGACAAAGTAAGGTTTGTTCACTTACCACCCCCTACAGAAATATCATTATTTGATAAAGCCAGAAATGAAAATCTATTCAAAACTAATAACAAGATTTTGCACATTGCTGGTAAAATGGCAGCAAGAGACAGAAATGGTACTAATACGGTGCTAGAAATGTTAAGGTATTCTAGAGAAGACTACAATCTAGTTATAACCTCTCAAACCGAATTTGAAAGTAAACCAAAAGACTCTAGGCTCACAATCTTTGAACAAAACATTAAAAACAGACAAGACTTGTATGTAGGTTATGACGCAATGATTTTACCAAGAAGATATGCTGGTCTCTGCTTGCCCATGAATGAGGCTTTGATTAGTGGACTTCCAGTTTTTATGACAAACCTTTCACCCAACAATACTATATTACCAATTGATTGGCTTATAGATGCAAAACAGATTGGTCAATTTAGGGCTAAATCTATGATTGATGTTTATGAGGGAGATCCAATTCAGTTAGCCAAACTTGTAGATAATTACATTTCTTTAACTAAAAAACAAAAAACAGAGATGAAAAAACAAGCATTAGAAATAGGCGTTGAACATTTTTCTTCAGAGATTCTTAAAGATAAGTATTTAGAGTTATTTGATTCATTAATGTAAAAGCGGGCCTATTTCTAAGCCCGCTTATTTTTATTAAAACTGTTTACTTTTTAACAGTCTTTTTCTTTGTTGCCTTAGCCTTACTAAGTGCTTCTGCAACAGCAGTTGCTGCTGGTAAACGACCAAATGCTGGATCGTTTGGATTAATTGCACGTGCTGCAACTGGAATAATTGCTCCCACTAATGCTGCCCACAAATCTTTTGGATCTGTTACACCTGCAACGTAAAGTGCTGATGCTGCACCAACTACTGAACGTCCATATGATGCAAGCATTGCTTTTAGTTCTTTATTTGTCATTCTACCCTCCTAGGATGTGACCTTTATAAGTATAGCATAGCCAGCCCAAAGACCCATAATTCCCGCTACGCCAGCAAATGCCGACGGGGCTGGAACTGGCATTTTGAATGCAGCAAATATAATGCCACATCCAAAACCTGTAATTAAGGATAATATAATATGTTTTATTTTAAAACTCCTTTAACGTCTATCAAAATCTTCCTCTGGTAAAAACTTTTTTAGTTCTTGAATTTCTTTATGTATTTTTTTAATTGTAAAATCTGAAACTGACAATATTCCATTTTCTAATTTTTCTTGTTTATTAAAATATTCAAATTGAGGATTCACCTCAGATACAAATTTTTTAATTCCTTTTTGAACATTTTCAATGTATTCAAAAGCCCAATCACGAGAATCAGAAAGAAACTTAATAAAGTTTTTAGTGTGTACGTCAGGATCAACCGTTGAATTCCTGAATGTTAAAAAGTCGCTCTCTGCTTTTTGTAATTCAGATCTAGCAAGTACAAGTTCTTTAAGTACTTGTGTTACTTTTCTAAGTTTAAAAATTGCTGAGACATAGGCTAATCCAAAAGAAACTGTTAAAACTGCAAATAAAACAACTAATATTTCCATAACTCTATTGTACCCTAATTTGGTAAGTTTGCATTACTTTAATGGCTGCCTTGTAATTAATACGACAGCACCCTCCATTTCTAAAGCCTTTTTTACGACAGTTACATATTTTACTGCCTGTATTTTTTCGTCATGAGTCAGTGGCAAAAATGATTTCTCATCTAATTTTATTGTAAGAAAATGTTCATTGTCAACAATCGATATAGCAAAATTTTGAGGTGCAGGTATAGAATGAAATGCTCTTCGCATATTATCTGTATACATGCTACTCCATAGTTAGAGACTGCCAAGTAATTGACCAGTCTTTTTTAGATTTATGATTGTTAAACTCTTTTGATATTTCGCCATCTTCTAAATAAACACCACCCCAAATCCCCCACTCTTTACCAGATACTCCTACAGCAAAACATTTTCTTGCTACAGGACATGATCTACATAAAGAATCAACAAACTCTCTTGTCTCTGGTTTGTCTTCGTATGTATCAAAAAATATATTTGTATCAGATCCTAAACATAAAGCCTCATCTTTCCAAAGGTGCTGCTTCATGTTTACATCCTATACTTATTCGGTATATCCCATCCAATGCTAGTAAGTGGATAAATTGTCTGGACGTACCATTGACCACCCACCCTAACACCGTTAATAGCAGTTCTGCCTGCCTCTGTGCGACGACGATAAGCGACGTCCCAACCAGCCCAACACAAATCTTTGTTTTTGGAAACTAATTTTTCCATAACTTCTAATTTGTTGATTATCATCTATATCCTCTTTTCATAAAAATCAATCCATGAATTATGAAACACTTCCCAAGAAAATTTATTGTTAATAATTTTTGCTTGATTTTTTGGATTGAACTTACCGTCTTTAACTAATTGAATTGCTTCAACAATTTTTTCAGTAAATATTTTAATGTGCTTTTCATTATCTTGTCCGTTTCCTATGTCATATGGCATTCCAAAACCAGAACCAACCTCTTTCAAAGATCCAAAAGTACTATAAACGGATAAACAGTTTGCGCTTAAAGATTCTACCAAAGACAAGCAAAAGGTTTCATGCCAAGTGCTTGTGTGCATAAAAATGTGAGAGCGTGACATATGATCTAAAACTGTTTTATGTGGTGTTTTTCCATAAAAGAAAAATCTAGGATCTTCTAAGATATGTCTATTGTTACGATCAATCTTAATTAAATCTGGAACTATCTCATTAAAAATACTTAATCTAAAATCAAGATCTAATTTAGACAGGGCATTTAAACCAATCTCAAGTCCTCTGCCTGGAGATGAGGTATAAATTAATTGTGGAATTTTTACATTTTCAAACCTTGATAAATCATTGTCGATTGAATCAATAGCATTGTATATGACTATCACTTTTTCTGGATCAATACCAGTTTTATTAATCACATCTTGTCTGTGATATTCAGAAACAGTAATTATGTATTTAATTTTACTTATAAATCTTTTGTCTGTGAATAGATGATACAACTGAATTCCAAACTGATCCACTAAATTATGAAGCCAAATAATAATTTCTTTTGGCTCATACATCATTTCAAAGTATGCTTTGTCTGTTTGTCCTGGAAGGATAAAACAGTTGTATTGTTTTAATTGAGGAACATATGGCGCTACATTTTTGTGAAAATATCTTGCCATGTATTCTGTGCCACCAAAGTAATCTTGTTTGTAACAAAAAAATCTTGGATCTTGTTGTATTGTGCTAATATTTAAACACTCCGATTTCTTTACCTTTTAATTCAGCATGAGCAAATAATTTTGACATTTGTTCTTTTGGTTTACTTAAAAATACAAAGTAGTTCATGTAGTCCATGTTTTCTTCTACCCAATCAAAAGGAACTTTATAATGTTTTATTCTTCTACCTCTTGATTTCATTCCTCGTTCTGATAGGTTACAAAATTCTGAGACCATAGAATTAATTTTTGCAGGACCTAAACAATAAACATTGAACTCTATATCGTTTTCTTGCATGTTTGATAACGCTACACCCATTGCACGTAAGAGTATGTTATATTCGTTAAACTGTTTAGTTCCCTGAACTACCACGTTCATTTTTATCACCCCTACGTAAATTATCCAGTATTTTGAGCATTTTGTCAAGTTCTCTTTTAGACATGTTTTCAGTATTTACTTTTTCAGTGGTCCTAAAATCTGGGTGTCCATTAATGACATTTGCAACATAAAAAATATTATTGTCAACCCAATAGGCTTTATTTTCTTCTGTAAAAATAATTTTTTTCTTTTTTCTTTCTTTTATTTGTTGCATTTGAGAAAACTTGTCTTTTGACGTAGTATTTCTTGAAAAAAATATTTTTAGAAAAACATGATTTTCGCTTTGTTTTCTAGGTCTTTTTGTTTTTGACATATTTTTATTAGCAAATACAATATTAAATGCTGTCAAAGAAACCATTGCAGCAAAAAGAAATATCAGTATAATAAAAATAATATAATCCATTTTTATTACTCAGACTTAATTTTTGTAACCTTAGTTGCTGGTGTTGGTTTTGATTGAGATGATATTGCTTTATTGTATCTCAACTGTAATTGTAAATTAGAAAACTCTAAATCATTTGCTCTTTGTTTATAAAAACTTATCAACTGTTTTAAGTCTTCAGTTCCTAAATCTTCCACCCTGTCCCCCTTTAAATATTAAAAGCGCTACCTTGCCAAACCTTTTTCATGCGATTTTTTTCTCGTTCTACAATTTTACGAGACCAAGAAAAACCTGCATCTCCACCCCATGCATCCCACATAATCCTACCATTTGAAGGATCACTAACATTATAGAAGTCTTTGCCCTGTTTGTCAACTTCATGACGAGAAAAGAACGAAAACATTCTTTTAACAGTACTAAGAGACATTGCTCTACCAGCAACAATATCAGTTGCACGTCCCCATCCTATTGGTGTGCCAGCACCTTTTGCTTTACCCTGTTCTTTCCAGCGCAACGCACGACGTGCTGCAGCCTTCATTCCTCCTGTTGGCATGTATGTTTCAGCCTTGTGAATATCTGAAGGCTGTACTATCTTACTTCTTGTCATTTTTCTTGTACTCTCCATATTTCCCTAGAACTGTTTTAATTGTTCCATCTTTACGAAGTAGAACAACCATTCCATTTTTTACCTGTATGGCGTTAAATCCATCGTGTCTTTTAAATTGTCCAGATGACATTTCATCTTTTAAAGGTCTTTATGTCAAATAAAGATCCTGCCCAATTGTATTTTTTAGTTGATCTAGGATGTCCACTTGGAAACAAGTCTAAGTCAAAAGGTTTTCTTGGAAATCTGCCACGTAAACCAGCCATAAAAGCATTTACTCTTCCCATAGCCCACTGCTCTGCGCTTGATACGCTTCCACGCACAGATGATGGATTGCTTCTATATGCACCAATACCACGACGATAAACTGATCGCAAAGTTCCAACAGATATTTTTTTGTTGCCTTCTTTGCCTTTATTATATGCTTGTACTAGTTCACTTAATCTTGCTTCTATTTTTGCAGACGCTTTTTCCATATCATCCTCATCTATTGTTTTATTTATAGGCTTAGAAGAAATTCTTAAAGAACTAAAAGGTTTTGCTACACGTCTATCAGTTCTTGTCATCTTGCCTTTTTCATCTACAGCATAAACTCTAACAACTGCTACTGGATTATCTGCAGAAGCCTCAACGCTTTCATTTGTTCCAGGAAGTTTAACAGTTCCAGATCTTTCTACTCTTTCAACAAGTCCATGTGCAGACTCTGTTTTATCTGGTGGTTTTGGAACACCAAACATTACGTGATCTCCAACAGATATTCCTTTTGCTTTTCCTACTTCATTTGACTTTCCAACAGGAACACAATTTGGTACCATTCGACCATCTTTTTCTTTCATTCCACGTTGTTCATATCCGACCCAGCAGGCTTTAGTCATATTATCCCACTTGTCCTCTTCCTCGTTATCAGAGTAATAAGATTTCATTGTTTCTTCTCCATCCATACTATGTGTTTCAATATCTACCTTTTGTGCATCTGCGTACATCATGCCAATGCTATAGGCAGTTGGTTCCCAACCATTTTCTTTTTCTTCGTGATATCTAACCGACATTGCAGGATTTTCTGGAGGCATTGATCTGAGAGCATATTTACTTCCAGGCATTCCAAGAATTCCACCTTCAGTCATTATGTGTTCTACCACACCGTGAGCAATACCTTCAGTTGTCATACCCATTACAAAATCGCCTTCTTTAATATTTTTATGCATACCTTTTCCTATATTACCTTCAGAGCGATTAATTGCATAAATTTGTGCTGCTGCTTCTCTGCGAGTTTTGTGACAGCCCATAACTTCTTTAGTGCTGTTCTTTATGGCAGGGTAACCAGAACAGCCGTATGATCCTTTGGCACCGATACTATATGGCATACTAAGATTATATCAGATTCTTTTTTCTTTTAAAACCCTTTTTACTTCCTCTAAAGACCATCTTTCCTGCGGTGTTAGGGTTAAAATGTAGTCTAGCAAGAAGGCTTTAGCGGTTAAAGTAACAACAGGCTCTTTTGCAAACAGATCTAAGTCAACAAATCCTTTTTCCCAAAGTCTCATTATCTGCGAGTTTACAAAATTTAAATGTTCGTTGTAAAGATCTTTATTGATTGTTTTTAATTTTGGAGTAAACTGATATAGGATTTCTCCATCCTCATTGACACCTGCAACCTGA